GTGAAATTAAAAGTTTGCGTTTGTTCTGATATGACATCAGATGTGTTTCTTAACTCTACTTCCCCTGCCCAAATACCTGCTTTGGCTGCTGTTATCTCTGTACTACCAAATGTTACAGATACTATTCCACTGGATCTAGTGCCATATACAATGGATTTGTCTACTAAAAGAGTGCCATCTGGTTTCCATACCTTCCATTTACCTGAATAAAATGTAGTAGTATTAGATAGATCTCTTGCTGTACCATCAGCGTTCTTAATAGTAAGTTCAAGTGTAGTAGTACTGCCTACCTTTATAGTAAAAGATGTTGATCTTGGTGTCATATCCATGCTCATGTGTCTTCACCCTTTATATCCTGACTTCGTTTATTAACTTTCGCATTCTTACTCCTATCATATACTTCCTGAGAGCCCTTTCTGCTTAGTCTAGTAGTCTTGGATCTACCTTTTAGGCTAGCTGATCCACCACGTTTATTGATTCTTATAGTCCTTCTTACCCTTACTAGACCATCTCTCAAGTCTTTGATTATTGATTCTGCCACCTGAACAGTCTCAGTTATTATTTGTGTAATTACGAATAGTCTTGAAATTGATTCAGATATACTTAATGTATTATTAATAACTATAGATATTACTTTCTTCCTACTTCTAAATGCTAGGATATTAACAGTCTCAGTTACATTCTTAATACTACCAATTATTGTATTCTTTAATTCAGATATATTAACTGTGTCAGATACTATCTTTGATAATCCTCTGAGTCTTGGAATGGTTTCTGATAATTGTATAGTTTCATTTATAATTCTAAGTAAGTCCCTTGATCTATCTCTGAATGATTGTATAGATATGGTTTCATTTACATGTTTTATCAAATCTTTTAGTCTTGAGATTGATTCTGATACGCTTACTGCATCAGTAAATGTCTTTATGATTCCTCTTAATTTGACATTGCTATCACTAATAGATATTGACTCAGTAAATGCTCTTGACCAACCTTGTGCAAATGATTCAGATGCAGATATACTTTCAGTTATGATTCTGAGTAGTCCTCTTGATCTGTCTCTGAATGACTGTATGGATATTGTCTCATTGATATGTTTGATTAAGTCTTTGAGTCTTGAGACTGTCTCAGATACATTGACAGTGTCAGTTATTGTTCTACCTAGTGAACGTAATGGTATTAATCCTATAGATATATTAACTGTATCAGATAATGTCTTTATGATTCCTCTTAATCTAACTCTAGTTTCTGCTACGTTAACTGTGTCAGATAAGATTCTACTCAATTCTCTATATAATATATAGACATCTGAGGTTTGTACTGTATCAGTGATTGTTTTTATCACTCCTCTTGATCTTATTCTTGTTTCAGATATACTGATTGATTCAGTTATGATTCTTCTGATTGCTCTGAGTCTATCTCTAAATGCTAGGATATTAACAGTCTCAGATATTATCTTTCTAATGTCTTTTAGTCTTGAGATTGATTCTGATACGCTTACTGATTTTGTTATCACTCTGCTTAATACTCTGTAAGGCAATAATGATTCTGCAACATTCATGGTGCTTGTTACTACTCTCTTGATTGAAAGTATTCTTGATAATGTTTCAGATATGCTTATAGATTCAGTCAATATTCTTCTCATTGTAAGTAATACAATGGCTTCTTTGTGTACTATTTGGAACACATTGGACTGGAATATATTTTGGAATGCACCTGATACATTAATTGAAATTGTTTCATTGATACTCTTAGCCCAACCCTTGTACATATTCTCAGATACGGATATGGTATTATTGATAATTCTTGTAAGTACTCTGAGTCTATCTCTGAAAGCAAGTATGTTAACTGTCTCATTATATACTCTTTGTAATACTCTTCGTGGGGTTAATGAAGTTACTATCTGTATTGATTCGTTTACATGTTTGGTGTGAGATTTTAATCTAGTTACTATCTCAGATATATTAATTGTCTCAGATACAACCTTTGATAATCCTCTGAGTCTTGATACTGTCTCAGATACGCTTACTGATTTTGTAATGATTCTCATCAAATCTCTAAGTCTTGGTTTAGTAGTAGATATATTGACTGATTCAGTGAATGATCTACTCCAACTCTTATAGAATGATTCAGTTATAGATATACTCTTGTTTATTATTATTCTTAATTCTTTTAATACTACTCTTCCATCAGATACACTTACACTTTCAGTAAATGCTCTTGACCATTTCTTATTAAATGCCTCTGCCATCTGAACCACATCAGTAATAATTCGTGTGATTGATCTGTTTCTTACTCTAAATGCAAGTATGCTTACAGTTTCATTTACATGTTTTATCAAGTCTTTGAGTCTTGAAATATTTTCAGATACAGATAAGGTACTATTAATTATTCTAGTTAATACTCTGTACTTTAATATTGATTCAGATATACTTAATGTATTATTAATTGTTCTTCTCATTCCTCGTATTCTTATTGCCTCTGAAACTTGTTGGAATACATTGGTTTGGAATATATCGGATTGGAATAAAGGTTTGCCTATTCTAACTACTTCATTTCTTACTCTTAACATTACGTTACGTCTTAACAATGACTCTGCTACTTGAACAGTTGATGTTACTACTCTATTGATAGTTCTATACCATTTGGAAGCATCTGAGGTTTGTACTGTCTCTGTTATAATTCTAAATACTCCTCTAAGTCTTGGTACAGTTTCAGATATACTGATAGAATTATTGATTATCTTTCTAAGTGCTCTGAGCCTATCTCTGAAAGCCAAAATATTTACAGTCTCAGATATAACTTTGCGTACAACACTTAGATGTATTTGTGATTCAGATGTACTTATGATACTGTTTACACTCTTTATCCAACCCTTGTATAACGATTCAGATAATGATATGGTGTTGTCTATTATCCTTCTCAACACTGTGAGTCTTACATAGGAGTGTGCTATATTCACAACACTGTTAGCAACCTTTACAAATCCAAGTGCTCTAGCCTCATTCTCTAATATGTTTAATGTGTTGTTAATTATTCTACCCATTCCTCTAAAGTCATTAATAATTTCACTGTGTTGAACTGTCTCACTTATCACTCTTGTGAACTGTTCTAACTTGGTTCTAAATGCTAGTATGTTAACAGTCTCATTATACACTTTCTTCATTATAGATGATCGTATTGCTGACTCTGCTACTTGAACAGTGTTAGTAAATACTCTCTTGATAATCATCAATCTATTCTCTGACTGTGATACACTTACAGTGTTAGATAATATTCTTCTTAATACTCTATGACTATTGAAGGAGTCAGATACACTTATAGTCTTATTAATTATTCTATTCAATCCTCTTATTACAATAGCCTCTACATTGACATTTTGGAATACATTAGACTGGAATATATTAGACTGGAATAATCCTACTATGTTAATAGAAACAGTATTGTTTACTAACATGATTATAGATTGGAAGTAATTCTTAACCTCTGCTACCTGTACTGAGTCAGTAACTATCTTTCTGATTGCTCTTAATCTATCTCTAAATGCTAGGATATTGACTGTCTCAGATATAACTTTGCGTACAACACTTAGATGTATTTGTGATTCTGCTAACTGTATGGTTGATGTTACAACTTTGTTTATTCCTCGTAACATCTTGAAAGCATCACTTGCCTGAACTGTTTCAGATACAACTCTTACCTTTCCTAATAATGCAATAGTCTCATCAATAGTGTTCTGGAACACATTGTTTTGGAATACATTGGACTGGAATACTGCCTTGCCTATTGACAATACTTCTGATATGATTTTGGTTATACTAAATACAGGCATGTTTACTGCGATAATATTTACAGTATTATTGACTCTCTTTATCCAACCTTTATACAAGGATTCAGATAGACTGATGCCCTCACTTATTACTCTTTTAATAACCCTTGACCTGTCTCTGAATGACTGTATGGATATGGTTTCTGTTACAGTCTTTATCCTTTCTCTTAACAATATAGATTCATCTATAGATAACTGGAACACATTATTCTGGAACACATTGTATTGGAATACTGCCTTACCCACAGTTACTATCTCACTTATGACCTTTCTAATTCCTCTTGATTTTACTATTGAACTTGCTACCTGTACGGTCTTATTTATAATTCTATTAATAGAAAGTAGTCTTACCTTTGATTCTGATATTTGCTCAGTCTCTATCAAAGATCTTAGTATAGTCAGATATTGTGTCATTGATTCCTGAGTGTTTACAGTTTCATTTAATGCCCTAGATAAACCTCTTAGTGTATTTCTTTGTTCTGTGGTTTGAACGTTATCTGATACGAGTTTAAGGATTGCTCTAAGTCTACTTCTAAATGACTGTATGGATATTGTCTCATCAAGTGATCTTATTAATGATTGTAATTTTGCTTTAGATTCTGCTGTGTTTATAGTCTCATTAATAACTTTGATTACTGTAGTAGGTACATCAAATACATTGTTTTGGAATACATTCTTTTGAAATGCAGGAGAACCATATCCTTGTTGGAATACACTGTTCTGAAATATGTTCGATTGGAATACTTGTGCAATTACTGCCAAGTGTAATTACCTACAGTTCAGTCCAAACGCTTGACGAAAGTACATACGATTTATTAGTATCAGTTTCATAATATACAGCTCCATCTTGAACTTTTGTTGCTACTACTGCTGCTGCTGTAATATTATCTCCTAATATTGTGAGATTTGAATCTACAGCATAACCTCCAGTTGGAGTATTACTATTATATGCTGTGATACTATTGATTACAGCAGTTCCAGTCCATTTTGAAACTGACTCTCTACGAGATAATGCACCACCTGCTCCTTCTACTGCTTGATTAACTGAATTAGGTGTAATTACTAATTTTTCTTCCCCTGATATATTTGCAATATAACTAACTGAGAATATTTGAGTCTCCCCTCCTCCTGTACCAAATAGTATTTTATTTGCTCCAGCAGCAGTTCCATCAGTTCCATACGATGCATCATCTCTATATCTGTAACCATAATTAGTACCTGTATCTGAATTAAGCCTACCATCATGGAATGTCCATGCAGAATCTATTATACTTGACATGGTTTGAAAGAATGTATTACTTGTTAAACTTGAAACTGCAATATTATCTCCAGTACTTGTCAAGGTTGTACTACCTGCATTACCCCAAGCCATTAGTTACTACCCCATACTTTGATAATTGATTTACTACCGTAATTAACTGATTCATTTTGAACCATCTTCATGCTTGTGATCTGTGTGTTACTTGCATATTTGTGAACCTGTTGTAATCTTACTGGAATGGTATTGGTGGCAGCAGATCCTGCTGTATTTTGTCCAACACCAGTAAATGTTGCTAATTTTTCTTTAGATGAACTATTAATTATGAATCCATTAAAGAATACACCTTTTTGATTAGTTCCACCTGTTACGTTTAAGTTTGCATGATTAATACTTACATTACTACTTGCTGTACCGTTCCTTATTCCTTTTTGGCAATAAAGTGTATTTGAATCATTGTTATATGTAAATAATTGAGTGGTTAAATTTGATGCTCCTTCTAAATATATCTGAACCCACAGGTATTTCTTGGCAGTAAACGTTCCAGTATCTAATGTTGTACTTGAACCACTAGCATTTACACTAACCAATTCTTCCCAAAAGTTATCAGTATGGGTATCATCTGGATCCCAACCTAATACGACAACTTCTGAATCTGATGAATAATCTCCTGTACCATCATTATATAAATTAATACTACTTATTGGATCATCTAAATCAGTTGGACAATATTTACATACTGATTCAAATCTACGAGGTAATGTTCCTGCTCCTGTATTTCTATCATTTAACTCATGACTAATAGATAATTTATTTTTTCCTTCTATACTTGAAATATAACCAACATTAAAATAATTTGTTCCTGTTGAACTACTATCATCAGCACCAGCTGGAAAACTATGAGGATAATTTACTTGTGAGCTATCATTACCTGCACCTTCTCCATCATTATATCTAACAGCATAATGTGAACTCGTATCGCCATTTACTCTCCATTTATAATTCATATTACCAGTTGCTGTTATTCCATGAGCTAAAAACATATAATATTTCTTATCAGGTAATGATGTAACATTAATACTATCTCCTGTACTTCCTAATGTAGTTCTTGCTAGTTCTTTCCAGCCACCTGAAATAGCATCAACTGGATTAAATCCTGCACCTGTAGTACGTTCTGTACTTGTACCACGAATACGATTTCCAGCTAGCCATTCTACCATTTTAACTCAACCTTATTCCCACAATCACAGTCTATAAAGATTGTTTCTGATTCGCTTCTATTGGTCATTGTACTTTTACATTTATCACAAGTACCTTTCTTTAAATGAACATAGTTCCAACATGGTTTACAGTAGTGATATTGCATGATGATATATTGGTCATACTCATTAGCATCAAGTTTTGTTTCATTACATTTATCACAAGTATATTCTTCCCCCTGTTCTACATGATCTTTAAACTCTTGGCTCATTGTGGTTTCGTTGCTCCATGTGCCATAAATTCTTCTGAACCTAATTCATCTAATCCCATTCGTGATAATGCATCTTGATATGAATCTTTAAACTCCTCTGCCATATCATCTAGGAAATCATACATATCTCTTATTGTTACCTTTGCTGAACTGTTAATCTTTTCCTGTATTAATACCAAGTATGATCTTGTTTTTGATTCTGCTAGTTGTGGGTGTATTCCTAACTGCTCCCAATATTCTACTACTGCTTTTCCTACCCTGCCTGTTGAAGATAAATCTTGTACTGCTAATCTGAATGATGCTTTTACCATGTGAGATATTTCCTGTGATTCATAATCCTTTTCAGTCCAGTTGTCAGGTATGTTGTTATTCTTTTTGATAGCATCATACATATCTTGGAACATACCTATTTCCCTTAGAGAAGTATTCATTAACATTGTAATAGATTCTATCTGTGATGTGTATTCTTCTACTGTTAATCTGGAATGTTCATTAGTATCTTTTCTCAATTTTTCTACTGTTAGTTTTTTCTTTTCAATAGAGTAATATGCTTCTTGAATTGCCTTGTATTTTTTATCTATCTGTGCGAGACATTGTTTCATTCTTGATAATGGGGAATCACTAATCATCTGCATTGTTTGAAGTGAATAACTAGATTGGCTAGTGGAATGACCAATGATTGAACTGCCACGTTTATACTCTGGAAGTCTTGCAGTTATCTTTGCTATCTGTGCCTTATCTAAAGTGGCTATATCAGTCACTTGTTTGAATACTTCTATATCGGTCATGCTTGTACTCCTGTTACACCATATTTTGCAAACATTAAATCTCCAAAGTCAGTAGCGTTTCCAGTTGTATCTATTGTAATATAGTCCATTACGTTAGAAAATGTATGACCACCACACGCAACACCTCTAGTAGCTGAAGAAACTCCACCTCGAATACTATTTCGTGCTACTGTTAGGTCGCCAAAGTCAGTTGCATTACCTGTGGTTGCTATTGTGATATAATCCATAACTGCTGAAAACCCAGATGCTTCTCCACCAGCCCATACACCTCTAACAACAGAATTAAGCCCAGCTCCACCATACCGAGCTACTGATAAGTCGCCAAAGTCAGTTGCATTTCCAGTTGTTGCTATGGTTATGTAATCCATCATGTTACTAACTGAAGCTCCACTTCCTGATCCATATACACCTCTTACCTCTGACATGACTGCATTTATATTCGCCCTTGCCACCGTTAAATCTCCAAAGTCTGTGGTATTTCCTGTCGTGTCTATTGTTATATAATCCATTGTGTTTGAAGCAGCTCCAGTATGACCACCACCAAATATACCTCTTACATCTGAATTAACTCCATCATTTGATTCAGTTGCTGTGGATAAATCTCCAAAGTCTGTAGCGTTTCCTGTAGATGCTATAGTAATATAATCTATTGTGTTTGTACGACTAGAAGCTATCCCACCTCCCATACAACCTCTAGTATGAGAACTAACCCCTGCCGAATTTCTTCTTGCTGCTGTTAAATTACCAAAGTCAGCAGCGTTTCCAATAGTAGCTATCGTGATCCAATCCATTGAATCTGTTGCTCCTACTGATGACCAACCACCACATGATACGCCTCTAGTAGCATCATACCGAGCATAAGCCAAAGCCCAAGTATCAAAACTATACTTACCAGTTGTAGTTGAACCAACTATCTTTGGTGCATACTGTGCATAATATTCACCACTTGCAATTTGTGTGCTTGTGTAAAATACTACACCATTAACCCAATATTTTACTAATCCGTTTGAATCCATTGTAACTTTTAATGTATCAGATGTAGAAGGAGATATGGAAGTTACAAGACCAGCAACTCCATTTTCATAAATTGAATAATATGTTGATGAAGCATATAGTGCAAAATCAATATTTTGATAAGAAGTACCTAACGTACCTTTACCGAATCCCATCATTTGATTAATTGTACTGGGGGTTGTCATTGTAAATTCTAAAGTTGGTGTATCACTTGGTGTCCATGTTTGTGTGGATCGTACTGTTTTATCCCACCCCAAAGTACCTGTGGCAGTTGCAGTATTACCTGATATACTTACATTAACAGCAGTTGAGGAATCCCAAGTTATATCTTCATCTGTTCCTGAATCAAACCAATATCTCTTAGCAGTATCTTTCTCTATTAGAATGGAATTGTTTTGTACGTCAGTTGGTTTAGATATTATTTCTGAAATACTGTTATAAAATTTCATATCACTGAACACAAGACTTCCACTTCCACTATTTACAGTTTGAGTAAAATGATGGAAGAAAAAATATCTGCCACCTGTAAGTGCAGAAGTTAAAGTAGCACTAGATGTTGCACCAACTTGAGTTGAATATGATACATCACTAAATACTTTCATGGTCACTGATGTTACTGATACACGTTTTAACTCAATGTAATATGTATTACCAGTAGACATTCTATTATCCCTGTTATTTCCAGTTACACCTGAACCATTTATCGCATTTTGTGTATTGTTAGTATTATCTTGTAAGTGTGCTACACCACCTACCAAATCATTTGCACCACCTGCATTTTCTCCTGTTATTGTTGTATTATCTGCCATACCCCAATGTATCGTACAAGCTCCACTAGCAGATATATTATGTGTATAAACTAATTTTGCTCTTAATATCCATATTGAATCTGATACATTTCCTGCACCCATATCATAAGTTAATCTTGCATCTACATTATTATCAGTATTTATTGTGACAGTTATAGTTCCATTTGAAGCAGCTATTTTATTTGTAGTTCCTCCTGATGTCCATGTTCCTGTAAAATCACTTCTAGTTGCTGATGTGAGTGTATCAGTTGATAATTTTACAATTCGTTTACTATCTTTGTATTCTATGGTCATATTCCTTCCTCACTCCATATGTTACCTGTTGTTGTAGTTGTTACATTATTGTAAAATTCAACTTGATCTACATATCCTTCCATAGTAAATCCTGTACCTGTGTTGGTAACTGCATCTCCAAATTTGAAATATCTTAATCCTGTTGCATCACCTCCAGTTGTAAATGAATTATTTTGTAAATTTCCATTATAAGCATTAGTTGAAGATAAAGATACTGACCAATTATCTGCTGAGGTTCTTTTGACTTCTGCATAATAATCTGTATTTAATGCGTATGTTTGTGATTCATCTGCATCATCTCCTGACCTTGGTGCTTCACTTCCATTACAAGTTCTTGGTCTCCATTTATTTAAACTACTAGGTGGTAAAACTCTAACACCAATATAGTTTTGATTTGTATTATTATCTACAGTAGTATCAGATAAACCTGCATCAAATTCATAATAATATGTACCACTTGTCAATGTAGTAAATCTAAATCTGAATCTTAATATCCATGCAGTTGTACTTACATTTGTTCCTAAATCAAACCAAGTTCTATCCCCTGTTGAACTTGTATTATCTAAGAAATTAATTTTACTATTTCCTACATAAAACTGTGAATTAGATGGATCTTTACCCCAATCATTTGCAGTAAAATTATCATCTAAGATTAATGGATCATTATAATTATAAAACTTTGTAGTATCTGTTTCTTCATATCTACTTCCTGCTTGGACATCAGTTGGTTTTCCACCTGAACCAGTATCATAAGTATTACCACTTGTAACAAATTTAATAATAACAACACCACTACCACCAGAACCACCTAATGATCCAGAACCACCGTATCCTCCTCCTCCACCAGCTCCCATATTTGTAGCTCCATCATAACCATTAACGTGACCTGTTATACCCTTATCTCCTCCACCACCTAGACCACCTTGAGTTGCATAAGCCTGATTTGCTCCTCCTGCTCCACCCCCACCAAGATAATAAGATCCACCTGATGATTCTCCTATTGTACTTCCTGATATTGTATTTACAGATCCAGCTCCACCAGCTCCACCAGCTCCATTATCACAACCTGTTGCACCAGCAGCACCAGATCCTCCTCCACCAGAAGCTTGATAAGGAGAGTTCCCACCAGCACAAATCATAGCTCCACCACTATTACCATAAGTACCACCTACACCGTATGCTTGTGCTTCTAGATTTCCACCACCACCTGAACCATTACCAGAATAACCATTTGCTGCACCATCACTTGCTGCACCATGACCACCTCCATCTGCTGTGATAGTTCCAAATACTGAAGCATCTCCATCTACACCACAATTTGGTGCACTTCCAACATTACCACCAGCTCCTCCAGATCCAACTGTAATATCATAACCTTGAGCAGTAACTGCAAATCCTGTAGCAGTTCTAAATGCTCCTGCACCTCCTGCTCCACCTCTATCATAACCTGAACCTCCACCACCTCCAAGAACTAAATATTGAACATTGAATGATGATGTAGGTGTAAATGTTCCATCTCCTGTAAATGTAATTATTGTATTATTTGGCGATGATGTTGTGTCTATTGTTCCACGACTAGCAACTACTGCTACATCTGAACTTGTTCCTTGTATTCTTCTACCTGCGTGATATGTAATTGCCATCAGTCAATCAACCCACCTATGCAATTTGAACCTCGGTAGCAGATCCATTTTTCCAAATTTTTGTAAAGACACCTTCATTACTAGCATCTATTTTCTTAATGTAAATATCTCTTTCTCCTACACCGACTGTAGTGAATACTGTTTGATTTCCTGCGTATGTTGTAGATGCATTATTTGCAAACGGAGTATATGCTAATGTTGATCCACCTGCTGCTGCTTGGAATGTTGGTGCTGCTCCTGCTCCATTTGAAGTTAATACATGGGTTGCTGTTCCAGTTGCTACTGCTACTGGATCTCCATTAGTATCATAAGTGATTAAATTACCATCTGTTCCTGATGCCATTTTTGCTAATGTAATTGCATCATCTGTTACTGTAGTTGCTGTAGTTGCTGTTGCAGCGTTACCAGTTGTACTGCCTGATGAGCCTGTTACATCTCCTGTTACGTTACCAGTTAAAGCACCTGTGATTGTACCTGTTACGGTTAATGCACCTGTTGCTACTGCACCAGTGGTTGTAATTGTTGATGAACCATTATTGATAGCTCCAAATCCTGATGTGATAGAACCTGTACCAAGAGCTCCTACTGATGTGATCTGTGTTTGACTTGCATCTACTGCTATTGAATTTCCAGTCTTTGTAATTCCTGTTCCTCCTACAAGATCTCCTACTCCTGAGAATTGTGAGAAAGTTAATGCTGTAGTGCCTACTGTAATTGGATCATCTGTGGTTAATACAAATCCTTGACCACCTGCTACTGTACCTTCTGTGATTAAAGTGTATAAACCTGCTGTTACTTCTACACTTGCATCTGCATCAGTTGATCTTGCCCATGCTCCACTTGCTGAAACATATATACCATTTTGTGATCCTGTTGTTTGATTTTTAACTAAAACTCTATCTGTTGTAGTTGTTACTCCATCGATAGTTTGTTCTCCACTTAATGTAATATTTGCAGTAGTTGCTACTCTACATGAATCTTTTGCGTCTAATCCTGCTTGGGCTACATCAACTTGATTTTTAGTTGCTGCGTCCTGTGCTGCTGTACCATCTGCTAATCCTGTAATTTTTTGTGATCCTAATGCTACATCTGCTGTAGCTGTAGCCATTTGATCTAGTCTACTTGTTTGTACTTGAGTATCAAAACCTGAAATTTTACCTGTTGCGATAGCACCGTTTGCTATAGCTGTAGCATTACCTGTTGAAGTTACAATTCCTGTTAAGTTTGCATTGGTTACGGTTGTAGTTGCATTACCTACACTTGTTACATCTCCTGTAAGATTAGCGTTGGTTACTACTGTGGCAGCATTACCGACACTTGTTACTCCACCTGTTAAGTTTGCATTGGTTGTTACTGTTGAAGAATTACCTGTACAACTTGCTGAACTTCCTGTTGTATTTTGATTTAATGTTGCTACACTAACTACACCTGCATTGGTCATTGTAGCATCTCCAGAAAGTGCTGCTGCTGTAAATCCTGTTCCATCTCCTATAAGGATTTCAGTAGTTCCTACTGCTTTATCTGATGGCACTCCTGCTGAACTTGAATCTCTAACTTTAATTGTATTTGCTGCCATATCTGCAAGTTTGATATTTGTAACTGATCCATCTGCTGTAGTTCCTCCACCATAACCATACCAGTAACTTCCTTTTCTAATTAGGATTGTAGGTTTGGTTGTAGATAATACTTCATCTGCACCACTAATAGTTTGTACCTGTCCTGATGCTGCTAAACTTGAAGTATTTGTTAATGTAATTGTATCTCCTGTATCTGCAAAAAGATATATCAAATCATATTGACTTGTGTTTGTTATTGCTAATTTATCTAAAGTATCTGAAGTTCCTGTTTCTGCTGCTGCCACTGTGACTGAATCTGTTACAGTTAATACACCTGTGGCTATTGTTACTGTTGATGTTGTAGGTGTGTTACCATACATTCCCTGTTGTGCTGGATCTTCATTCCATTCAGTAGTTCCTACTGGAGAAGAACCATCATCAGGATAAGTAGATGTATTGACTTCTGTTGCGTGCTTATAGATTGCTTTACGTGCCATCAGTTATTACCTCGTATCTCATCGTTATTAACCTTTGTTAATACAAAATTAATCTTCTCATCAAATCTGACTTTGTCATCTAATCCACCTGTTGCTGTTGGAAACTTCATACTAATTCTTTCTAACAAATTAAATATACCTGCCATAGATAAGCCTTTAGGCAAAGGGTTATACTCCGTTAAATGTATGATTTACGAAGAGTTTTAGTGTATCGGTGCTTGTTTTATGGAAAGTTGCAGGTGATGTAAAGTTCCAGTGTGTTAAGATTTTGGTTGCTGCTACTGGTGATGTTTGTCCAACATCATAAATTGCTCCACCTGTAATTGGGTTTCCTGCTGATGTATCAATTTGGTTGGTTGCCCAATCAAATCTATAAGATATTGCATCTGCTGAAGCACCTGTGTTATCGGAATCTTGATCATTGGTTAATGGATAAGTTGCTGTTAGTCCTCTAACTGCACCTGATGTAACTATTGGATTAGTTACTTGAACATAGGCATCAGTCTTGGCTATTGTGTTTGCACTTGAAGGGTTTTGTAAAACACATGCTGAAGCACCAAAGTCCTCATTAGAAGCTGGTGTTTCTCCTGCTGCTTTTTTAGCATAATAAATATCACCGTCATTAGTGACTAAGTTTGCTCCATACCACCAGTCTTTTGAACCGTCTAGATGAGAGACTACTAAACAAATATTATTTTTTGGATCTATTTCTGTTGGAAGTTCTTTACCGTTACCGTGAATTAACATGTAATATGTTTAATATTGAAGTATTTAAATATTATTGTCTATGAATAAGGCAGTAATCTTTATTATGGGTTCAAATTGGTATCTGTGACTAAGTTACTGATTGCCTCTGCTGAAGTCTTTTCAATATCAAATGCGTCCAATAGGAAGTCACCTGTCTCTATGGTTGTTTTACCTTCTGGGTAAGTCCAAGTTATTGATTTTATTGTAGTATTCACATCAAGATTTTTAGTGGTATTTGTTACCTTTACCCTGAAATTCTCTCTAATAAAATCTATTAAAAATGGTGCTTTTATGGTATATCTAGAATTTATATCTGCATGTAATGCAATAAAATTAGTTCCAAATGTACCTGCTGCAGCCCCATCAGTAATTTGTGGGACAAATATTCTTTTTGAATATAGTCCTATAAGATCAATAGAATCTGTATCTACTCTATGTATTATATTAAAGGTTCCTGTTATTCTAGTTGACACATACAAATCATTGACAGTTGTAGTGTCATCAAATCCATCAGCACTTATATCATACATTTTACCAAATTTCAATGTAGAAGTTAAATCAATGTTAGGTTCTTCTATAATACATTTACCTCTTGGTGATACATAAAATGACTTATCTACTATGGTCATTAACTGATCAATAATTTCTAAGAAATTACCTGTTGATGCGTAAGAGTTTATTGAATTTGATGTTGAAGTTAGATCTCTTACACTCAATGTAAAAGTAGGTGAATCTGTAAGTGTTCGATTAAGGTGAGCAAATATTGCTCTTATAATTTCTACAGAGGAACAATTTGTGAAATTTACACCAGATCTTGTATGGGTAGATGGGTTATACCATTCACCATCAGCAACAGTACCATCTAATATTATATTACTTATTACTGAGTCTATTATGACTTTACCAAATCCTTTTACATATAGTTTCTTTTGATCTATACTAGACTCCATCTTGTATAATGATCCTGCAAGTTTCATGATCAAAGGTATAGGTCTTGATGCAAATATTTGATTAGCACTGTGTTTATCAAGTACATTAGAATATATTCTTATGGAGTATATGTAACCTCCAACGTCATTAGTTGTAGCAGTGACTTCGTTGCCACTAAATAATTGGGCTTTTGATCCTATAACTGCGTCAGTCGGAACTGAGAAAGATCCTGTAGTTTTTGGATATGCTGCAGGTGCAGTATAAGTTCCATTAGGTGCTCCTCCAAATGGAGTAGATTCTGATCCATTGACTAACCATAAATTAAATGTTTTACCTTTTCTTTGAAATCTTACAAGAGCTGATTCACCATAAGTAATTCTAGATGAACCTGAATTGATAGATGATTCACTGTTACCTGCATTAGTAGTATGGAAATATCCTATAGCTTTAAACGAATCAGGGCTTGTGGAAGTATCTCTACTTAATGATATTTCTATACCCTCAGTAGCACTATTTCTTTTTGAAAATATAGTACCTGCACCACCTGAAGCAGGTGCAGTAACCCAACAAAATATATCAAAATCTCCTGAGAAATCAAAAACATTTGTAGTGCCGTCTTTAAGAAACTTGTTTTCAATAATAGCACCTTTAGCATTACTTGCTACAGTTGCACCATAAATTCCTTTGAATTTATTATTTGCAGTTGTATTTAAAGTGTAATCCAATCCATCATAATCTGTAAATCCACTCTCACCTGTAGAAGTACTTGTTTGATCTCTAGGATCATTGTTATATCCACTTTCGTCAAGACATGAACCTTGAAACAAATAAGCACCTCTCAAATGTGTTGCATCTGCTACGTCCTGTATGTATTTATATTCATCTCCTATGTTTGATTCTATTCTTGAAGGAACTTTGAATACACCAGAGTCAACGGCTCTTAAACCATCTCTTGATACTTCTGCATGATCCATAGGAACAACAGATGTTACTTGACGTGCTGCTGCACCAACACCCTGAGTATTTTCTTTTAAAAGTTTAGCAAAGGATCTCATAAAGTAACCCTAACAACTTGTGATATTGCACCTGCACCTGAAGTGTTTTCAGCAATCATATATACTTTATAATCTTGACCTGTTGGTAAAGCTGATAGTTGATATAGAAATTTAGTCTCATTTGAAGGTACAGTGGCAGGACAAGCTGAGGCTAAAATAGAATTTTCACCATTCCATACACCTTCTAATGTTTTTTGCCAAACGAATGTATATTTAATAACTGCAGATCCACCTTCTCTTGCAGGAGGACTCCATCTAAACATTATTTTTCCTGATGCATCTCCTCTACTTACTTCTAATCCTGTTACCTCTTCAGGAACATCAGCATCATAAATTGATATTACTTTTCCTATTAAAAAGTCTACATTAACATTCCAAACTACAGGAGAGGCTGAATCTGTAGATGTGCTGATTGATTGAATTGATCCTTCACCTGTAAATAAAATCTTATCATTTGCTGGAAGTGCTGCTTTATCAACTATTCTCAATACAAAAGAATCAGTTATGGATCTAGATTCAAAATTATTTAAAAATAATTGTACTAATGATATGTTATCTGTAGTAGTAGTTTCTGGAATATAAGTATAAGTTGATCCTAACGATGGTGTTGCTGTTATATCTAGTGCAGATCTATTATCTACATTTAATTGTCCTGCCTGTGTTAATACTTCAATTATATCTTCTACATAACTTAATTCAACTAAATCACCATCAAACCTACAACTAAATCTTACCTGTTGTGAGTTACCTTCCATTTTTACCAATATGTTTTCTGTTGATCTATCTTCAGGTAAAGGCATAGGTGATATAGGTGTGTTTAAATCTATTCCTATAGACTCAAATGTCTTGGCTACAAATTTATCTATTCTATGTTTATCTTCAGCTTCATCAGTTGTTTTTGTATATAATTCAGGGTGTACTTTGTACAACTGTATTTCTATACCAGTCATAGTTTAGCCTTCCTCGTACTACTTGTCTCTATTGCTTTCATTATTGTTCTTTGGAATTGAAGCATATCTCTATCTGAGTATATGCTACCATTAACTGTTACGTTTACTGTTACGCCTGAACCACCTCCTCTCATTCTATCCATAGGAATTACTGCTTCTGAACCTCGTTCACCAAACTTATATTTCTGACCTGATTTACCTACACCTTTAATTGGTTCTCTAATCATTCCTCCATTAGCCATTCCAAACCAACCTCCACCTTGACCAAATGCTCCTTCTCCTTCAGCTCTGTTTGTACCTGATACCTTATCTGATAACCAACCTGCACCTCCTACAATTTGTTCAGCAGTTGATTTTTCACCAAATCCTAAAAAGTCTAAAATACCTTCTGTATAAACATGATCTTTATCACCTAACATACTACCAAGTCCTTGTGCACCTTTTCTCACACCTTCATATTGTTCAGGTGCAAATTGTTTCATAAGAGATCCTGCTGCATCTACTGCCAATAATGCCTGTCCAACAATAGGTATAAATTTAGCAGCCGTTTTTCCTGCAATTTTAGCTCCTGTTTTAACCCCTACTCTTGCTAAAATTTCCGTAACAGGTTTAGTTGCTTTACCTAATGTAGTTTTTGCTGCTCCACCTAATTTATTACTTACTTTCCCTACTCTTTTATCTACTTTACCACTCAATCCTCCTGTTGCAAGATTCATTATTCCTTTATTTACATCTATTGCTGCTTTAGCTACTGGTATTGCCATTTTAGTAATTGCTTTTTCTGCAATTTTGATTGGAGCTGTTGCAACCATATTAATTGCTTTAGTTGTTTTTAATGCAATGTTAACCATTTTATCACTCTTTTTAATAACGGGGTCAAGAGTTTTTGCAATGTTTTTTAATTTTTCCAATTCAGGTGGAGTTTTACCTGCAACTGCTGGTAAATTCCTTGGGTTAAGTACATTCTCTGCTAATGCAGGTATTTTAGCTATTTCTTTAGGTTTGAGAAGTGATGTTATAGCAGTTAATCCTGTACCAGTAGTGGCTACTGCTACTTTACCTGTGTCTATAATAGTTTTATTAATACTATCGTTTCCTCCAGTTATAGCTTCAGTAATTTCATTAATATCTCTTGCCCATGAAAGAAATACAGGATATACAGTTTGATAGAATGGTATGATAAACTTTCGTAACAACATTATTAAAATTGGTCGCATGAGCATACCGAAAAAGTCACCTATAGGTCTAAGTATAAGCATAATACCAAAGTTAAGTAATTTCATCATCTGTTGCATTAAAGGAGATGAGTCAATAATTTTAGAAGCTAACCCCACACCTGCACCTGCAGCACCCAATGCCATTCCACCTGCTGCCATTTTACCTCTACCTGCGAACATCTTATTCCATCTAGAATTACCACCAAATGATTTATCAAATATCTTATCTAATTTTTCAAATATACCTGTAGATTTTGATTGTGATAACATACTAAATTGTGATTTTTCTGCATCAGTTGCTTTTCCACTTTTTACTTTATCACGAAGATTAGATTTATCTTGCATGTTTTGTAACCCCATTCCACCTACTTGTTGTAACATATTCATTGCTTGTCCAAGCACTCCACCACCTGAGAATTGTCTAGTCATAAGATTCATAGCCTTTCTTTGACCTTTCAAAGCATGATCCATTGCCAAATTACCTCTTTGTTCTGATGATCTAATTTTAACTGATGCTTCCAAAAATTCTTTTTGAATTTTTAATGCCTCTTTAAGGTTAGGTATGTCTATTAATCCTTCTGAATTTGCTGACATGATATATATTATACTATCTAGATCTATTTAAATTTAACACGTTCTTTACGCTGTTCGTCTTTATATTCAGATATAATGGTATTAAGATAGCTTATCGGCTGCGAGTCGACTTGGTCTTTCGTCCAACCGTATTCCCTTGCGAAGAAGTAGTAGATATTTCCTGTGCCTCTACTATATCCTGCCCCACGAAAGTCTCCACCCACTCTTCCAAATATTTCGCTAAAGGGTAGTCCTTCATGACCTCCTTCATTATGGTTTTTGCTACACTTGATTTAAGGTTTCTAATTGAAGCAACTTCTTTTACTTTAAAAGGTGCTTTTGTAATTACTGCTGTTAATATTAACTGTCTATAAAGTGGTAAATTAACCTTAGGTTCATTGACCTGAGTCATATCTAAACATTGATTTAGAATTGCTTCTAATTCTCCAAATGTAATATCATCTTCATATTCTACAGTTTCTTTTGTATTATTGTCCCACGGGATCTCAAACGATTTAATCATATATATTGTGTATATTTGTTATATTAAAGTGTTATTGTTCTGCTGTTGCTGCAGAGGTTGCTACTACAGATATGGTCTTTGCTGTCCAACTAATATCTTCAAATACTGGTTCTACTGGTTCAAGACCTGAGACACCATGATCATTTATTGCCAATCCTGTCAATGTTATTACTATTTTTTCAGCAGAAGATTTTTCAAATGTTAATCTAAATTCTGTTGCTCCTCCACCAACTGTTTCTTGAGGAGTTGCTGCTATCTGTGCAAGTAAATCATCTAGTAAAGTTTGATTTAACCATGATGCTTTAAATGAACCAGTTATATCCAAGACTCGTTTGTATGCTGCTGCACCTGAATGACTACCTAAACCATAAAGCAGTTCTGCATTTTGTGCAAGACTTAAACTTGCATCTTGACATTGTGCAACTAATGCTCCTGCAAAATATAACTCTGCATGAGCGAATGTATATGGAAATTCTTCTGCTGGTTTTGATGGTGCTGCTGTCAAGGTTGTTGATGGTGCTGTTTCTACACCGTAAGTAATATCTGCACTACAGTCTACTAATCCACCTACTGAAGCACTTATGGAAAGTGATCCTACAATTCCACCTTTTAATGTTCTGACTATATCTGCTGCCAGTCCATCATAACCAACTTCTACTTGAATAGTTCTTGCTGTCTTAGGTAGTCCTGAAGTTTGAGGATATGTATATGTAAATGGTGTTGTACCTGCTTTAGTTGGAGTTCCTAAAATTGAACCAATTATCCACGGGCTTGAAAGAGTAAATGACATTGAAGCAGTTCCTTGTTGTTGACCGTATGCAAATTTATCTACTGTATTTTGATTAAGTTTAGCTAAATTAACTTTATTATTTGTGAGTGTAAGACTAGACATTTTGTCTTGAAGACCGAACTTTTTATCTGCTGTTAGACCTGATCCTAGAACACCATAAGTTGTTCCTTCCCAGCCGTATTTTACATATACATGAGCACCAGTTCGTACCATGATATTATTTAAACTATTACCTTATAAATATTATGGATTAAGTTTTCTGTACTTCATAACGACAGTATGCCTATAAATATTCCTATATAAATCATTTTCGTGGTTAGATGACATTAACATCAAGTCAACATAATCAGTTCCCCGTATATTTGCTTTTACTATTCTAAACACTTCATCAACCAAATTTTCATGATGTTGTAGATTTTGAAATGAATGTACCTGTATTTTAACATAAATAGTATGTAGAAAATCGTCACCATGTAATCCAAAATACTCAGGTTGTTCATTAGTAGGAGTCACTAATATAAAATCACGTCTATCGTCCATAAAACCAGTGGTTCTTTCTTCCCATACGAAAGTTATATCTGGTTGAGATGATAAAGTCCAGTTATCTTTAATTAGATTCTTGGCAGTTTCTGCACTTTGATACATGTTGGAATTACCCATACTTTATATAAAGTCTACAGAGTTATTAAGTTTATCATTTACCAAGACGCCAGTCATATCTCGGAGAGCCTTTTTTAGGTTTTTTACTCCTACCATTATCATATCTATTCTTCCACCCACGGGCAGCAGTAGAGTTTTCTGCCTTCCAAACTTCATAGTCTTTCTGTCTCTGAGTATTAGCGACTGCTCTATCTTTGGCGAATCTTTTATAACGTCTTGCTTTGGATATATATGCTGCTTTACCTGCACGAATACCTTTTTTGAAAGGTGTAGGTCTATCCCAATCTGCTGTCATACGAGAAGTCTTCTGTCCTAATGCTTTGGCATAAACACCATTTGCTATTAAAAATACAGATCTATCTATCCAGTTAGCTTTTCCTTTTGGTGTTTTAGTTAAAAACTCATCAAAACTATTAGAGTTATAAATACCCGTTCTTAGAAACCAAGTTCTAATATTTCTAATATTTGGAAACTTTGGTTCTGGTTTCCATATTCCTTTAAAATCTGCAGTTTCCTGTAAAAACTTTTTCTGTCTTTCACCTATACCTTTTCTTAATTCTTCAGCACTGTTGGTTTTACCTTCATATTCTTTAGGTTCTATTTTCCTGTCTTTTAATGTAGTAGTTTCATCTACCTCGAAATCATTTAAATCAAGATTCAAAAGTTCTTCTTGAAACTGTGTCAATACGTCCATTAATACTTTTACAACTCTATCATCTGCTGTTGATAAAAATCTTTGTAAGTTACCTCTGAATAAAAAACCTTCGTTCTCTGTAAATTTCTGAACATCTTTTGTAGTAAATGATTTCCAATTTTTTGCACCATACCTATCCCCTCCTCTTATTGCAGAATTAAATTCTCCAGTAGGTCTTGATTGAATATAACCAACTACATTTGATTTACCAGTAATAGTTTTTGACCAAGTTCCATATTTATTTTTACCTGTGGCAATATTTGATCCTTCAAAAGGTTTTATTGCTTTATCTCCCATCTCATCATAATATTCCGTTTGTTTATCTTGGTATTCCTTAGGAGGATCATTATTATTTCTGAGAGCCCACCAAGACTCTCTTTGTAATTCAGGATATTTTCTAGAAAGCCATAAATTATAATCTACTTTATCTTTAAAATAAAAAGCAAGAAAATCTTGGTCTATATCCAAACTGATATTTTTTTGATATTTCCAAATATCACCTTCTTCTGCTATATCACCTGATCCTTGTTGTCCACTAGAGTCACCTCCACTTGCACCTTGACTTGTTGTTTCAAGATTTGCACCAACGTTACCAGTTTTGTAAGGTGTCATAGATGGATCATAATCAAGATATTTACCTTTTGACCTAGACTGATGATATGATAATAAAAATGGTACATAATCTATACCTAATGATTTAAACAATTCCATTATATCTTGATTGGTTTTCATAACTGTTTGTTTTATCGTTTGATCAATCAATCTATTTTTTAATGCATTATATTGTTTGGCAGGATTTATACGAATCCCTGTTCTAAAAGTAACTACCATACTAAGGTATAAAGAATATTTCTTGTCGATTGTCTATACAGTTTTCAATGTCAGCTCTCCAATCTGATTTAGATGCAGATATATCTACACCGTTTGCACCAGTTGGTAGAATATCCATTCTGAAACTAGAGTTGATCAAATCTATTGCTGTGAGTTTAATACAAGTGTCTTGTATATCATAAGGAACAGTTGGATCGCCATAACGATATGTTACTCTTATTCTGTTCTTTCTCATAATTGTAAATATATAACCACGAAAATACATCTTACCATATTCTCCTTCAAGATTATGAACTCCTGTATCTAAAGTGTGATCTACATAACTGTCACCACTCCATATTTCTATTTTATCTCCTAGTGTTGCATCAAGATCAGCAATCTGTCTATGTTTTAAAAATATTGGTGAACCCCAACCATACGAATAAAGTAATGGTAAATCATGAATTTCTTTACCTGATGATATAACTCCTCCAAAATGATGTCCTATTCTTCTGTCAAGTTCTTGTTCTTTCCTGAGAATAATTTTCTCGACCTGAGCCTTATTTGGAGTAGTAGTAGCAGTGATTGGAACACGTAGAAAATCAGAAACATCGGCTACTGTACAGTATGTGACCATAGTTTTATAAAGGTTGCTTTGTATTTAAATTTTCTATTTAAAAACTGCTATCCATTCGGCTGCATTAGTCACTTTTAGGTAAATACCATTTTCTAAACGTCTATTTATGTTAAAAACTGATTGAATTGATGATCCGTATACTGTAAATTCTACTGGATCTGTTGCCAGTAACCCATTAATTACCTCTAATTTTGCTCCTGCATGTTCCTTAGTACAATATATAGCGACTATTACACCGTGAGTTCCTTTTGCTAAAGTATTAGTATTGAAGGAAACAACATTATGATTCTCTGTACCCATACTATATCATATATGAGGAATTATATAAACTTTATCAACTATAGGAATACATTGCATTAATTAACTGTTAACTAACGTATGTAAAGTTAGCTAACTTAGCTTAATTAAGTTAATTAACTTTATAAAAAATAAAAAAATGAGACTAGAAACCTAGTACTCGGATTTTACAAGTCATACTATTAGTTGCAGTATTTCCTACTTCTAACTCTAATAGTGCTCTTGGTGCTGATCCTTTTGCAGCATGATTTTCACCATAACATCTAATCTTACCTGTTGCTGCTGCATTTGTTGCAGAAGGAACGTATTGCAAAACCAAACCTTTATTGCCATCGAAGATTTGTGCTCCGATAACAGTACCGATTCTACTACCTAAAGAAAGATCCACGACATTTCCACCTACTACATAGGCATCTCCTGCTGCATAGGTTATGTCAACGACTACTGATTTTAATTTTGATGTCAGCTCACTTTGTATAGATAGTGTCTTGCCTGAAAGACTTTTATGTAAGGCATTTTGTGCGATTGTTATTGCCATCAACTTATATAAAAAGGACTATTATATATATTTTAATAACATCTAAAAATGTAACTATCTGATATATAACACCCTTTAATATGAAATACTGGTGTTGGTATATTCCACCCGTTTTCTCCATATATTTTACCAATCATGACTAAATCTAGATATGTAACAGATAAAATCTGATTTTCGTCAAATGGTTTTATTGTTGGTGTCATTACAGATTGTGTATAATCTATCATTGACCTATTTGTATTAAAATGTGCTAAACCTAAACCATGTCCAAATTCATGCATTACAATATTTTTTATTGTATTTTCTGATAAAGAATAATTTTTTTGCATCATGTTAATTGTAGAATTAGATATATTATCGCCTATAACAATCTTAGTTATGTTTTTTTGACTTTCTAAAAATATATTAATGAACATAAATTTATGCCAAGAATTACTAAAATTTAAACCTGTATTTCCTAATGTTTTACTGTTTGATGATTTTTCATAATTTATCATAATATTACATTGAGTATAATCTAATGAATTTGCAGTTTTATGATCTTCCCAAGATATTGTTTCTATAGGAACATTCCAATCTCCATTAGGATAAGCATATTCTAATTTTACTATCCATTCTTCTATTGCAGATATTGTTATATTTCTCAACCCCTCCCAATCATCATACAACTCAGGATTTACCTCGAACAAACAAACATTAGGATTAGTAATATGTTTTAATTTCAATGTATCATATTTACTATGTTGTTCCCCATTTTCAGCATATATAGGTATATTCATGAACAAAACCATAAATACAAGAATTACAGCAATATATTTCATACTTAAATATTAAAATAATACTATAAATATATTCTTAGTTTAGGGGGTTACTTGATATATATCTAAAAAAATAAAAAATTTGATTTTGGTTTGACTAGAGTTTAATATCTCTGATCTTACCTTGAGATTTGAAGTGACGACATACAGTTTCACCCATAGTTCTGTATACACCTTTCTCAACAAATGCATTGTTGACAAATGGATATGCAGGAGTTCTTCGGGTTGCTTCGTAATATTCGGTAGGAATTGCTACTTGGATTCCGATTCTTGGATAACCATAACCTTCTGCATCAGATGTATCTAATGCAAATAGTCTTCCAATTTCTGTGTTACCGTATGACGGTGCATCTTTTGTTGGAATGAATGGGACTCCATAGATAGAATCTACGTGAATACCTACTCCAGTGCCTTTGAAAGTTTGGATTCCGTTTACGTCGATTTGTACTAAGCTCTCACCGTAAGGGTTTGCAACTCTTACAGAAGGCATATACAAGCCTTGGATTTCGGAATAAACTTCGTGACTACCTAGGAATACGTTTGGATCTTTACCTGCAGCAATACGGATCTTTCTAAGGAAAGTTCGTAATGTGTCATCGGTAAGTACACCATCTGTACCTAAAGTACCACTTGCTGATTCTACAGTACAATCAAATTCTGACATAGCGTTGGTATCTCTATTGATATCAGCACTTACAGTCCAAGGATTGTAGTGTTTTGAACCTACTCCACCTACAGCTGCTTCTTCAGCGTTTGAAGAAATAATTCTGTCTAGTGATTCAAAGTCAAGTGTGCCTGCATAGACTCCACCACCTGCTGCACCTACTTCGACATCTGCTAAAAGCATTCTGTTAAGGAACTCTTTATGCTGTACAGCCATAAATAGTCTAAGACTACCTAAGCCTCCCCAAATATCATCTTTAGAGTGTGTTGCAAGCCATTCCATAACTTCAGATGCACTGAATGGCAACTGAACGGTTTTTGGCTTTACATCAATCTCTTTAAGTTGAGGTTTGGTTGTTTGAGCAATTAGTCCACCTTCTGCTGTTCCACCTAATACTGTATTAGAGTTTGTTGTATTAAGGACAGCTTTGTCAGTAATAACCCTCCAACCAGATTTGTCCCAAGGGACTTTTGGTAGAATACCGAAGGCGTTTGCCTCTAAGTTAAGTTGAGCCCATGCATAAGCACCAAAGACTGCATTGAATGTACCTGCAGTTGATGTTGTGATAGGAGCGTCAGCTTTTCTGATGAGGTTTCTATTATATCCATAATAGAGTGCTTCTAGTTCGTCGATAGTTTGGATTTTAGGCATTTTAATAATACCCTCCGTTATCGTGTGTCGTATCTGGGCTTCCGTAATCGCCTGCTAAGATTCTTTTTGCAACATGGGATAGACCTTCATAACCTTGAGCTCTTGCGTCTTTCAAAACCATATTCAATTCTACGTTAGCAGATTTGTTTATGTTTTCAACAGATGCACTTGGTCTTGGTGTTTCTGTGGTAAAGTCGAAATTAGCTTTTTGTTGCATAGCCAATCCTGCTTTATCACCTTCAGGTTTATCTTGACCAGATTTATCGTCATCTAATCCTGCTTGCACAGAATTGGATTGTAATGTATCTGGTACAGTTACTTCAGCACCAATGTCCTCATTATCTGATTCTTTTGGTTTGATATTTAACTGTGTTTTTGGTTCTTCAAAGAGAGCTTTTTCAACTCGTGCTTCGAGATTTGCTTGAGAATCTGACAGAGCTTTTACGTGCTCAGTTAGAGTAGACAAAGTTTCAATTAAAGCTTCATCAAAGGATTTCTCTTTTGATTCATGCTTTTCATCTTCTTCTTCGTCTTTCTCGTCTTCATGATCTTCTTTTCTAAGTTCTTCTAAAGTCATGTATAATAAATTAACATATAAGCAGTTTATAAAGATTGTGGGAAGATTTATAACTGTTGTTTTTTAGGTTCTTTTGTAGTTCTTTTTGATTGTACCCTGTCATCTTCAGGTCTTGGTTGTACTAATGTAACTTGAGTACTCTCTTGTTGACCTTGAGTATATCCATGTTCTGATCCTAGACCTCTTGAGCCTAAACCACCTGAAATTTGTAGTTTTTTAAGTTCAGCTAATGCTTTTTCTAATGCCATTGTTCTTTTTGGTGTCTTGGTTTCTTTAACACGTTTTTGTTGTTTTGAATCCCATACTTCTTCACCTTCTGTTGGATATTTCATTTCCACATTACCTCGTGTGTTTTGATATGTCATAACTTTTTCTAATGCACCAATCTTTAGTTCTCTGACTCTTTTTTCTGCTTCCTCTCTTTCTTTTTTTCCATGTGATATTATATCCTCAACTGTTACTCTTTTCCTATGTTTTTCTGGTGGGGCTTTAAAAGTACTTAGTTTTCTGAGTTCATCTAATGATTGTCTAATTTGTCTTGGAGTATTATCTCCACCACCTCTACTGTAACGTATCTTTGGAGTTGGTGGTTTTTCATGATCATCATCTTTACCATGTTTATCATGTGGTTTTTTAGCATCATCTCTACTTGGATTTCGTGATCTTGGTTTTGCTTGTTTACCATCTCCTATTGATTTTCCCAAGGCTCCATCACCTTTTCCTGATCCTCCTCCTAGTGATGTACGAGAAGCACCTACAGTTCTTTTAGTTTGTTTTAAACCAGTTCGTGGAGGCATTGGATATTTATCTGTCATTCCTCTTCCTGCTCTTGTTGCATTTATTTGTAGTCTTCTAGAATATTCTTGTGAATCAATATCTCGATGTCCTTGTACTCCTGCTTGCAACTTTGACCAATTATTATAATTGTTTACATCATTTGCCATACTATTTTGTGTGGATTTTGGAGCAGTTGGATTTCTTTTAATTTTTCTAATATTATTTAATTTCATTAAAGCATGTACTTTGTTTACTTCTCTAGTTGCCTTTGATTTATGATTCATTAACCATGCCCATTCAGGTCTTTCTTCTTCTTCAACCTCTGGTGCCTCTACTATTTCTTCATCATCTGCCTTCTCTTTTGCATCTGGGTGTTTCTCATGTTTCCATTCATCTAAAACTTCTACTTTTGTATTCTCATCTTTTTCATCTTCTATTTTTATAAGTGAGTCTTTATTGACATCATCTGATTTATTATTCAATCTTTGTGCATTAGGTGGATTTTGATTAAATGCTCCTTCAGTTGTTCCACCTGAACCAGTATTACTAATATCTAATCCCTTACTTCTACATTTATCACATTGACATTTACTATTATGTATTGGGTTATTTGCACCACCAGTTTGTGTTGTTAAAGTTCCACCGTTACTATTATTTGAATCTCCTATACCTGCACCACCTGAACCTGAACTTGCTTCGACCTTATGTACGAATGAACCAACAATCTTCTCTGCTGATTCTCTTGATTTACCTTCTGCCATCAATGCTTGTACCTTTTGTTCAAATGTTTGTGATTCGTTTAGATCTGCTTGTTGAATTTGAGTTGGAAGTTCTTGTGATAGTGATCCTTTTATTGGAAGTTTCTTTGCAGGTATTTCTCTTTCCACATCATTAATTCCTGTACCGTTATTTCTATCTTCTGTATCAACTTTATATCCTGCTTTATTAATAATTTCAATAGCCTTTTCTAGATCTGGTTTATATCCTGATGTTTCAGTTTCTCTCATATCTCTTTTAGATTGTGTTGGGCGTTTCTCTTCCTTGTTACCTAATGTTGCGTCCAACATCTCTTTTTTCTCCATAAATTTTTCTTTAAAACCATGACCACAGTTAGGACATGCACCACCCATAGATGTCATATCGCCCATTTCCATTTTTTTATGTTTTCCACAGTTAGGACAGAAATCTCCTTTTCCTTTAGTATAATATTGATTATCAGAATCTTCTTTATCATCTTCCTGTATTTCTCTCCATAATTTTAATTCTCTATCAGTCATACCTGTTGGTTCAGTTTTATCAATAGGTCGACCACGTTTTTTACCATTTTCAACTGCATTATAATTTTCTGGTTTATCACCTTCCATAACAGTTAAGAGATCTCCTCCACCTATTCCACCACCACCTATTTTGTTAACATAACAACCCATCTTGTCACATTGAATTACCATCTTACCATCATCTCTAACAGATGAGTTAAAATTTGCTTTAGCAATCTGGTTAAAATCAGTAATGATAGCCATTGGTACTGCAGGATCTGCACATACAGCAACTTCATAATGTTCAAGATCACTTAATGCATAAGCAGTACTTCCGTCTTTCATTTTAATTGGGGATCTTGCTGATCTCGTTGCACCACCAAATGATAATCCCTTATATTCATTATTTTTAATTTTATTCCAAATAACATTGTCTAATTCATAATTCTTGAAAATTTTACCAGTTATTTTAATTGCAGGTAATTCATGACCTTCACCATTTTTTACAGTTGTTCTAGAATAATTGATACCTTTACCTACAATTCTGTTAGAATGAGTATCACTGATTGGTGCTCCTCTGTCTATCCATACAGGTAATACTTTGTATAATTCATCAACTATGGTAACTTCACCTTGCTTATCTTTCATTTGTACTGTTAGTAATCCTTCAAAGTATCTTTCATCTGAATTTATACCTTCCATGCTTTTTAACGTACTTGTAAGTTTATGGAAACCATATATTGTCATATATAAAGTAAACTAGACAAGGTTAATAAATATTATGATAAAAAAAGTAAAAAATAGAGGTTTTTCTAATCCTCTGTTAGTTTTTTGGCTTTTGAAACAGCATAATCTACAGAGAAACCTGCTGTTAGTCCTATCAATGCTAGACCTAATGTGTCTATGCCTGATAATCCTATTGTTTGTGCTATAGCAATACCTGCGAATCCTGACACGATTACTGCACCAAAGAATTTCTTAATATCATAGGAATTGTCAGAACCTAGAAATCCTCTTATGGTGTTTAATATTGCCCCAGATACCGTTGCTATTACTACTATGAGTAATGGGTCTACCATAAGAGAAAGATAATCCATCTATATTTAACTATTGCTACTCATTTGTCGAGTAATTCTTTAACTAAATCATCAAGATCTGATGGTATTGATTCTTCTGGGTGTAATCTATTTGATTGTCTATCAACTGCTTTAGCCAAAATAATAATGGTTTTTTGTAACCTTTCTACTGTTTCACATAGACTTTTCTGTGTTTTTTGTACTTTTTTAAAGTATGTAACTACTGCTGCCCCTGTACCAAGAGCAATAGCCATGACTACTTCTTCATATATTGAGTCTAATAATTCAAGCATAATAATTAATAACGGGTATTCTTTTTATTTATATCGGTTGATTTATAAATAGGTCATATATATTAATATTATGGCTTCTTCAATATATTTATACAATAATTATGATGAATTTGAGTCATTTAACAAGGATAATTTCAATGAAAAGTTCAAAACTATTAAGATAATAGATATGTATATACATCAAAAAACTAAATTATGGGTGGTAACTGACACAAATGACCTTATAGAAAAACCATATTTACAAAAATCAATGGTTCATTTTAGAAATGCCACTGTAGAAGAGTATAAAACTGATGAAACCAAGCTTATATTACATGATAAGATAAAATTTAACCCTAAAAAAATGAAAATTGACATATTCCCAAGATTTTTAAGAAAACCAGAACTTAGATGGAGGGTTGACAAATATATTAACGATGGTAACAATATGGAAACTAGAATGGTTAATTATGACAACAGATACTATGATTTTGAGAATAATAGAATAAATTTTGTATTAAAAAACTAACGTCTGTTACCTAAGTTTTTAGACATGATTATTTGCCAATCTTTACCGTGTTTTCTTCTCATATTCTTCCAAAATGGATCAACTTCAAACATTCCACCTTTGTTATTATATGCTTTCATTACGTTTGAAACCTTTCTGTGACATTTTTGACAAAGTCTTGCATTTATTTGTTCCATACCATGTTTATATTCTCCACAGAAATGACACATGCCATAAACAATCTCTTTAATTGGAACTAGAATAGTTTCCCTACCTTTTTTACCTGCACAGTCACCACATATATCTGATACACCTGCTCCTACTGGAACACCATGATCAAAACAACCAAAACACATACCTTCTTTGTAACTATTTACCTTTGTGTATTCATTTGATTGATGTATATCTATAATTTTACTACCAATTTTTGTTTGTCCAGAGTCTATTTTAACTTTCTCTGCCATTATTTATCTCTATTTTGCATATCTCTTAGACATCTCATTAATATTTCAAGTGATCTGTTATCTTTTTTAATTATTAACAAGTCATTAATGTAACCCATATATTTGTCCCATTCATCTAATTTTTTAGGTTTAACAACTTTTTTTACAATCTTTGGTTCTTCTTTCCATAGTCCTGCATGTTTACAACTGTCGTCACATTTATGGAATTTTTTAGTCATTTTGTTCATCGTCCCACCTTTGTGTCATACCTATCTCATTATTAACTATATCTCTTGCATTTCTTACTGTCATACCTGCATATTTTCTTAACTCTTCTACGGTTTTAGTTTTCTTCCAACCAAAGTCTACTGCAGTTTGTAATGTTTTCTTCACTACGTCAAAGTTAGTAGGTGTTATACCATCAGGGAAATTCTTTTGTGACATTGATGTTCCACTACCAGATGAAGGGTGTCCTTGTGCAACTCCTCCCATGTCAGAAGGTCTACTTTCAACATGTTCACCTTGTGCGTTTTGTCTTCCCTCTTCAGGTGCAGCAGTTGATCTACCTCTACCGTTTTTGAGTTCTTCGTTTTCAAGTTCTTGAACCTCTTTAGATATATTGTATTCACCAGTATGGGTTCTTTCTATCTTGAATCCCATCTGTTGTAGTTTTGCCATATTATCAATCTCTACACCTTCTCTTTGTAGTTCTGATAGTTTATCATTTTCTTCTCCTGCTACAAGTTTAAGATCCCAATCATCAACTCCCATAACTTCTGCAAATTTCTTAAAGAAAGATTTGAATAGAATATCTTGTCCCCATTTAACTGCTCTGTTTGTAATTGTAACTTGTAATCCTTCTTGTGACCAACCACCTACCATCTCTCCGTAGTACAATGGAAGTACACCATATACTGCACCAATGATTTGTCTTAGTTCTTTTCTTATTTCAATGAATTGTAACTCTTGTAATGAACCAGTAAAGTCTATCCAGTTAGCCATATTCTTTCCACCTTTGTCAGATTCAACCATAAGTGGGTGTATCATGTATGGATCTTCTGTTGCTTTTTGTTCTAAAGCGTCCCATGATTTTCTGAATGTTTCATAGTTTCTTGATGCAACAACAAGTAATCCTCGTGGTGGACGCATTTTATCAAAGTATTTTCTAATATATTCGTCCATGTGTGACAATGACATTGCCTTACTCCATATAGCGAATATAGGAGATAGACCATAAATTAAACTTGGTTTGTATTTACCTGCTTTCCAAATAACTTCACCTTCACCGTAAATTACTCTTTTTGGGTGTGGTATACCAATAGAGTATACAGAGTTTACTTCAATTATTGCTTTTAAACATTTAGCGTTACATACATCACATCTGTCAGTGTATTGTCTCTTATCTCTGTGTTCAAATCTAGGACATACCCAAATCTTTTGTCTCTTATCATCATAACCTATTCTACCATCAGAATCAGCAATCATTGCAACTTGTGGTGGATCAATTCTTAAAAGTTCTTTAATTTCGGTTTTCTGTTGATCTATTTCTCCTGTTACATCATCAATAAAATAATTCTTTAATAATAACATGTAAGCGTTATCTGCAATCTCTAAATCTCTTTCTAATTGTCTTGCAAGATCTTCCATGTTTTGCATGTTTCCATTTACAGGTTTACTCATAATATCCTCAAGAATCTTTCTATGTGTTGGTACAGGTCTTTTCATATCATAACTCATACATGAATCACATTGTACTTTATCCATATCTATTTTATCTTCACTTTCTTCGTGAATATTTGGTGCATATTGGAAAGTTTTTGAACAGTTTAAGCATTTGTATTTGAATCTTTCTACTATCTCAAAACCATTCTTAAACATCTCACGATTAAGAGTTTCAATAGGTATTCTAATAGCGTCAATGTTATCTGCCAACTCATAGATCATAATGAGTGGGAATGGGAAAATTGGTAATTTAGCACCTGTATCGGTACTCATGTAAGGTTGTGCTATACTAGGTCTAGTCGTAGCATCAGTGTAACCTTTGTTAACTGGGCTTAATGCTTTTCTTAATCCACTAAGAGAATCTCTAATACCCATACTGATTTAACAATATGTTAGTTAATAAACTTTGTCTAATAATGTTAAAATTATGTCAGAATATGTTATAGACTATGTTCAGGACATTTTGGGTGTTTACCAATTTCAGGGGTACACAAGCATTTTTTAACAGGTTTTTCTTGAATTTTAATCTCTTTAGGCTCTTTTAAGGACTTTTCTTCCATTATAACACTTATATTACGACAGATATATAGTTTATTATGCATCATTGTAAAGGAGTATGTCAGAGATATAGAGCACCTAAAGGTAATAGAACATATTTACATGGTGGTAAGAGATGTACCTTATGTGCATTATTTGTAAAATGGGAAGGAGTACATTGTCCTTGCTGTGGAACTGTATTACGTGTAAAAATTCGTTCTAGACCTATACCAATGTGTACATACAAAAGAATTTAAACTACCTATTTAAAGAAATCATATGGTTGATTTTAGTTTAACTGACTATAAAACACTATTAGTATGGTTTGAGTTAGCATTTGCTAAACTACCTAAATCAAAAATATCTGTTGATGATAAGAAAACATTTTGGAAACTTACATTTTTATGCGAAGATGCTGTTAAAGAAGCAAGGGAAAATGAATCTGAAGAAGAGAGTTAAACCTATAAATAAGGTAGTGTATTAATATAATTGGTTGTCAGGGATTACCCGTTCAAGCGTTAATCATCACGAAGTCACGGTATCCCTCTTAAACCACCTAATAATAACTCGATAAGGGAACGGTTATTGTTAGTGTATAGTTTATATAGTAGTATGATGTATATATATTACTAGGTAACTAGCGTTCTATCAGGTCGGTAGTGGACAAACACGTAAGATTTGTCCCGACCTATACTAAGATTAATATAGGGTGTAATCATAACACAATTATGAATATACCATTATTCTTTATAGGTTTGTTTTTAACTTTTACATTTTTCCTAACACCAGTAGGATTAATATTATTGATTGTATCTTTCAAACTTAATAATAAAACAGAAGAAGTTGAAAGACAATGTAAATATAAAGATGAAAATAAATCAGAATATAAAATGGATTCAGAATATGAAATGAATGACTATGATGAAGAAATGTTGGAATACATGCGTTAGAAACATTTAATTAAGGCTATTATATTATAATATTTTATGAAAGGTTGTAAAGGATTATGTGACAGAATACCAGATAATAGACCATTTGGTAACGCATACAAAACACATGCATTATGTAGACGTTGTGATAAATGGATAGAGAAAAAATATTTAGTTAATGATAACTGTCCTTGCTGCAAACGTAGACCAAAAACGATTTCAAGAAAAAATAAGAAAAATTCAGCAATTAGATATGACATTCCAATACATGTTTAATCCGATACGTTTATATTAGATATATATATCATACTATGTAATGATAGGAATGACAACAATAGCACCAATAGCAGTTATGCTAGTTATCTTTGTAACTCTAATTGGATTTGCTTATGCAGAAGACATTACAAATGTTGAAGTGAATACTTTTCCTTTTGAAATCACATTGGTAGAAGAAGGTACAGTAATAATTACAAGTGACATTGATCGTACATTGAGAAGTGATGTTTCTACTATTGAAGTAAAAGCAGGAGAACCATTTAATTTGGTTTTATCTCCTATTTTAGATTCAAGCAATAGAGATGGTTGGCATATTTTAGATATGGCATCAGGGGAATATAGTATTATTCATACTGTAGATCCTTATGTAGAACCACCAGTGTATGTCGCACCAGTGTACGTTGAACCAGTATATGTAGCACCTGTAGTAGCGGAGCCTTTAGAGGTCGTAATTACTGAGGAACTAACTGTTTCTGGTATCAACAATGTTGCAACATACAACGGGGACGTTGACGCACTTGCTTTACAAATAGCACTTGCAGATGTTACGGCAAACTTTAACAAATCAGTTGAGAAGATAGCAGAGCAAAAAACGCAAATTGGGTTGCTTAACGCAAACATAACTTCGTTGCAAGTACAACAACAAGTTGTAACAGTTGACACAACAGAACTGGACAACAAAGTATTGGCACTACAGGCAAACAATACCAACCTAGCAAATGACATAGTTACTATCACAAATGATAGAGATCAATGGAAAACATTGGCAGAGAATTGGTATGGTATTGCAATGGAACAACTAAAAGTCATGGTTAATATCTTAGGACTTTAACCTAACTTTCTTTTTATTTTTATTAGATATATTTATATAATGTTTATGTTTATCTATATTATGACAACTGAACAAACACAAAAAATGGTTACAGTTACTGCAAAAGCAGCTGAGAAAATTCATGAATTCATGAAAGAGGAAGCCGAATCCCCTGAATACTTG